GCCAAACAGTCGCATCTGCGCCAGGTGGGATGCCACGATCCCAGTATCAATTGCTGCTCCCCCATCTTTTTCAAGATAGGAGTCAATAATATCTTTTAAACGGGACTTAGCATCAACAGCCATTAACTATTTTCCCTTTACTTTTACTGATCTTAGCAGATTTTTTATTTTCATTAGGATATGGTTTTACCTGCAAAACCTACTGGCATTTGAGGATACTGCGGTCCGTTATAAAACTGTGCGTTTGCCAGCCCTGCAGCATTACCTGGAGCAGTGGGGGAACCGGCTTGAAATCTATAACCTGCGGCTGGGTTACCTAATGGAAAATACTCAGTTGGTTCCCCGGGCTTGCTGCCTGGATATGGCGCCATAAAAACTTCTGGTTGCACAATACCAGCACCACGGGGTCCGGGACGGTTGTATTGTCCTCGTTCTGTAGGACCATAAATACGTTGGGCTATTGCATTTCCAGGGGCACCGAGAATTGCGTTGTTCATGCCGCCCTCATTTCCTAAATATCCGCCGTAAAGACCAGCCATTTTTAATATATCCTTTATGTGTTTATTTTACTCCTCTAATACCACGTACCCGGCTGGGTCGTTAACTTTAGTCAAAATAATGCCATCTCCTTTTACGTCCCAGTTCAACACATCTCCTTCTTGCCAACCCAAATCTTCTATTACTTCATCTGGAAGAATTATGAACTGATCTCCGTTGTCGTCCTCCTGGACTTCCAAGATGTAGCTACTCATTTGGCCAAAAGCTTTTCCATAAGCTTATCAAGCTTATTGTTGATTTGCTGAAAATTATCGTGCATGTTTTGAATTTCTCTTAGAAAGTCAACTTTTAAAACGTATTCAAGAGGCATGCGATTTATTTGTTGCTCTAAAAAGTCCACGCGATTCTCTTGCGACCGTAATGATGTGTTAAGGTTTTGCAGCCGTTCATGCGTTCGGCTTAAGATTTTGTTTGCCACCCAGGATCCCCCTGTGACAGCTGAAACAACTGCGGTAATTGCAATTGTTAAATATTCTGGTCCCACGGATATGCAAGCTTTCTTCTTATTTTAAGCTTAGTAATCAAGATGAAGATTCCCTTTTCTTGCTAATCCTGTGACCAACCAAACCAACGCATCTACACAATCGTCATGACCACTTACGCCGAAATTTGTGAGTTCCTCGAAGAGATTTGTGAAGTTCCTGAAACGATTAAAAATAATTTTTCGATCTTCAAACATACCCATGATTCCCCTGAACCGTGCCAACTTGTCTGCACGGAACCCTTTGACTGGGTGCCAAATCAAGTTGTAGAGACCTTCGTTATTTAAGCAAACACGCTTGAAATCAGCTTCTAAAGATGCTTGGTACTGAACAGCTTCAGACCAAATATCACACGTGGAATAGGTGGGGAAATAATTTCCGCCTTCATCACAGCCAAGGATTGACCAATCATTAAGTAATTCTTTCATTGCATCAAGTTTCTCAAGGTTACCCATGACCCTGATCCGCCTGTAATCAATAATATGAATACGATCTTCAATACGACCGCCAAGAATCATTACCGTGTAGTCATTTTTTTCTTTAACGCCCGCAGACAAGTCAACACCAATACCCAAGGCATCAAACTCCGTTGAAATTTCTGCTTTAACAATAAGTTCTGGCGCCAATGAAAGTTCATTTTGTCTAACAATTTGATTCATATATTGGAACGAAAAAGCAATAGGTGCTTGTCGTTTCTTTTCTTTTAGATAATCTAAAGACCACATATCAGGCCAGTAAGATTCCTCATCTCCTGTCTTAGGATTGTTTTGAATTGCGGAAAGAACAATCTGAGTCCAATTGTTTTGTTCGTTAAAAGTTGTTGCATGAATGTCATCATGTCTAAAGCGAGTACCAAGGCAAATAGCACGTGCTCCTTCAAACATTGTTGGTGCAATAACTGCGTTCCAGTTATCCTGCATCATTTTCCTGATGTCAGGATTTGCAATATCAGCTGCAGATTTAATAGCGTCATCAATCATTACTAGATGAGAACGCTTGGAAGTCACGGAACCTTTTAGGCCAGCTGCGCAAAGCGTAAATTGTTCATCACCGGTTACATCAATACCAGCGAATTTATGGTCAATAGACCAGTACTCATTACTTGTGACGTTTTTAAGAAGACGTACAGTTGGAAAAACTTCTTGATATCGCTTGCTTTCAATAATACGTTTGATAGTTGCAGATTTAGAACGAGCAATATCAACTGTATATGACAAGTAAAGAACTTGAAGAGGAAGTTTAGCTTCTGTATGAATACCAATGGCCCACGCTGTTAAAAGACCAAGGACCGTACTTTTTGCGGAGCCACGGGGGGCAAGTAGGTCAACGTTGGGGCCAGCAATTTTAATTAAACAGTTACTGTTTTCGTGGGTAACAAAATGACGATGCCAATTTTGGTGGTGTTGAGCTGGAGGTTTATCCGCTACATACTCACAAAAATATCCAAATTCTTCTCTAGCACGTTCTAAAAGGTGAAGATTGGTTGGTGCCTTAACCTTAAAGTTCTTAGACGCCGCACGCGCATTACGACGATAAGCAAGGTGCTGATAAGAAGGCACGGGTGTTATTCAGATTATTACTGAATAATATCCTACTTCTTTTCTTTGCCCTTGCGTTTTTGTTCTTGATATTTACGCGCTTTATCTAAAGCAGCTTTACGTTTTTCCTTATCATTCATCTCTGAGCCATCTTCTTTTTTAGCTTCTTTTTTTTTAAGGTACTCAAGAAACTGAGGTGGCATTTTACCTTTAGTCATTAGCGGCGAGAATTAGGGTTGTTCATTGGTCCCATGCTGCGAATACGTTGCATGGCCTGCTCGTATGCAGGAGACCCTTTGTCTCCAAGTTCATCTCCAATACGTCCTGGTCTTCCACCTCTCCGTCCCATTGATGGTGTAGCTTCTAACCCTGGAGCAAACTGTACACCTGCTTGTTCAAAAGGTGTTGTTTGATTTGGTCTAGCAGCAAATGCTTCTTGACGTGCAACCACATTAGGAGAAATATTTGTATCTTCATCCATTACCGCAGGATTACTGCCACCACCTTGTTCAAAATTTTGAAGTGCAGCACGGCGCCTTTGAATGCCTTCACTTGCTGCAGCACGTTGTTGAGCGGCTGCTTGGCCAGCTAAACGTGTATTACCTAACTGTGCGCCCATTACTTGACATCTTTGACTTATTTATTTATTTTAAACTACTTATTCTTCTAGCTGCATGCGAGCCCATACGCTCATAGATGCTTCTTCCAAGGGACCTTCAATTGGGTCATCTTTAAAAATAAACATCAACTCACGTATGGCTCTATCAGCACCAGCCATTAATAAACCTTTGCGGTCTTTAGTAGAAGTAAATTGCTCAACCTGCGCAATGGTACCGCGCAACTCTTTTTGCATTGAAGCAATACGCGCAACACCTGCATCACGTTTGACCTTGGCTTCTTCTATATCTTCCCGTAACTTACGAATATCTTCCTGCATTTCATCAATCTCATACAAGAGAGTTTTGCGATGATCAGGTTTTTTGTAATGATCTTTTACCCAAAGATCGCACGCAGTAATACTACCTCTATAACCAAGAAACCTGGCGTATAGAAAAATTTCAATTACAGAATAGTTTTCCGAAGAAAAAGAGCAGAATGATTCTTGGGTAGAAGCGTCCAGATTATCAACCCAAGTATCAAATACCTCAATATCGATAAGCTCGCTGGGCCTGGCCGTAATCGCGCTCTTCGTCTTTTTGTTTAAACTGCTGTTGTTGTTCAGCTGAAGTCCGAGACTCTGTTGCGCCTTTACCAATGGTTTCACGTTCTTGTTCACCAGCTGTCTCCATTTTTTTCTTAGAAAATTCGTAAGCAACGCCAGCAGCTTGACGATATTTATCTAGATCAAACCAGTCATCAACACCAGATTGACCGGCGGGTACTGATGGATCGGCAAAACTGCTGGTCATGTCTTATGCACTCTACAAGAAAAAATTAAAAATTGTTCATTGTGTTGACAAGGCCCTATGCGTAAGTATCGTCACGGCTTTCTAAAGATTTTTGACGTTGTTGACGACCTTTAGAATCTTCAAGACGAGCTAGTAATTGCTCGAATTTATTGATGTCAAAATAATCGCCGGTACCAGTTTGATTGGTAAGAGTAGAAGAATTCATTTTGTTTACCTATTAGAAATTACTCATCATACTAGCAAGACCTTGCGCGTAAATATCGCGACGGCCTTCTAAAGATTTTTGACGTTGCTGACGACCTTTGGAACCCTCAAGGCGCTCAAGAAGTTGTTCAAACTTATTGATGTCAAAATAGTCGTTGGTATCAGTTTGGCCGGCAGGGACAGAAGAAGTCATAACACGTTAGTCAACCTGAAGTAATTATAGCAATCTTAGTTTTTAAAAATTAAAACTGCCAACCAGGCTATTATAGATCGAACCTTGTGAACTAACTTTGGCTAGTTCTTTTTGACCTTCATTTTTTAATTTTTGGGTTTCTTTATCAATCTCACCCTGGAGGTTGGTAAGACCAGCACTGTAAAGATACTGACGAGTATCACGAATATTCTGTTGTTGCTCTTCAATTTCAGCAGGCGTTCCAGTAAAATCACCAAAATCAGGTGTAACTACACCAGAACGTTTTGTAGTGCCCTCCGCCATTTGCGGAAGAAGATTGGAAGAGAATTTAAAAGTACGTTGTCCTGTTCGTTTGCCAGCTTCGTCTTTTGTTTGCTGACCAAACATAGTGTCATAGTAATTATCCAGATAGCTCTTGTTGTATTTATCTGTGTACTCCGTACTCTTGTAAAGAGAATTACGCAGATCTTCATTCGAAGCGTAATAACCTTGATTAAAACGTTCCTGTGCTTTTGATTGTTCTTCTTCAGTTGCTGGGCGACCAAGAATCTCTTCGTATGCGGCGCCTATACCGGTCTTGCGGCGTCCAGGAAGAAGCTCCTGGGTGTAGATGTTGGCTAGGTTACCTACATCCGCTTCCGGAGGCGTCATGTCGTACCTGGTAGCATAATCACGCAACTGCTGCGTGGCATCCTGGTAACCAATTAAACCTTGCCGAAGTTGACTTTCAACGCTAGAACGTAATCCACCGTATGCCGAAGCACCTGTTTGTTTACGTGCATCGTCAGCTGCTTTCTGATCTGCTCGTTCTTTTGCGGCACGTTCTTCAGCGGCAGTTTCCCTCTGCTGTTGATACTGCAGATACTTTTCAAAAGAGTCGTCCTTTTGAACGGGGGGTGGAGTGTAGTTTACTTTTTTACCGCCCATGATTAAACCACCGTGAATGAACCAAGGGGTGCTTGGGCAATCCCCCCAAATATACCTGTTAATTCTCCTTGCTTTTTAATACGTTCCGGATTATATTTTAAATCTGAAATCTTTTGTTGTTGACTAAAGTTTCTAAATGCAGGACTACTTTTAAAATCTGTTTCCCACCTTAAA